TCCCTTCGCGCCCGGTTACGACAGGGTGGCGCCCGCGCCCTTGACGAACGACTCGCCGCGGCGTACCGCGGTGTCGGCCATCGAGTAGCTCGTGATCAGGATCTGGCCGCGGGCGGCCTTGGTGACCACGTCGACCACGATCTCCAGGTCGTTGCCCCACATACCCACCAGCAGGTCGTTCCAGTTGCCGAAGACCAGGCCGTGCTCGTTGCCCGCAGCGCCGAGCGTCTTGGAGATCTGGTTCGTGGTGCGAGCGGGATAGCCGCCAAGCTCGCCCTCGCGGTACGTGCCCGACCACAGGAAGACCGGGTAGCCTGCAACCAGCGGCGTGCGCTTGAGCACGCCAGCCATGAGCGGAGTGGTCATCCAGGACAGTGCGCCCAGGTCAGCGTTCTTGTCGGCGACCAGGGCGGGCATCGTGGTGATGTCCGCGAGGTCTGGCACGCCGCCCACCGGATGAGACTGGACGTCGGCCGCGCCGTGGATGCCGACCGGCTGCTTGTCGGTGCCCTTGCCGTGCAAGGCGCCCAGATCCAAGGCCAGGCCGTGGCCGGTCGCGAGGTCGCTGCGGATGTCCGCCTCGATGTCGATCGAAGACATCACGAGCAGCTGGCGGGGGATCTGCACCTGGCCGATCAGGGTCTTGGGCGAGAGCGACACGTAGCCGTACGCGGGCTCGGACTGCGGGGCGTCGGCCGGCGGATTCTCCTCCATCCAGGTCACTGTGGGCGCGCCGGTCTTCTTGTTGAAGTACACGACGCCCTGCAGGCCGGGGTAGAGGCGAGCGCCCGAGACGAGCACCAGCGCGCGGTTGCGCAGGAGGTCGATCATGTCGGGCATGATCTGCTGGCCGACGAGGGTCGCCCCGCCGGTGGGCTGGGTGGTGCCCAGCACGCGCTCGTGGTCGTCGCCGCTCAGGCGCCACGGTACCAGCACGCCGCCGTGGTCGGCGCCGGTGCGGTGCCGGGTGAGCTCCTCGTGGACCTCGGCCTCCAGGCCGTCGTACCGGCTGCGCTTGCCGTCCATGAGCTCGGCCTGCATCCGGATCGCGCGGTGCAGCGAATAGCGCTTCTTGTCGCGAGCCGGCAGCGTATCCAGGGCCTCGGCCGCGGGCTGGGCTGGACCCTGCGTGCGTACGGCCTTCAGGATCTCCCGCGAGACCTGGTCCGGGGTGAGTCCCTGCCTGATCCAGCCGGCCGCCTTGTCGGTTACGCCGTGGGCCTGGGCCAGGTCCATGATCTCGGCCGCCTCGAGGCCGCGGTCGCGCACCTCGGCCCTGGGCGCCGGGGCAGGGGCCGGCGCGGCCTGCGTCTCGGCGAGTTGCACGGGGGCGCTGGCTGCGGTGGGCTGTGCATCGGCACTCATGGCACGTTCTCCTTCTCGGGCGGGCTCTTCGATCGTGAACTCGACCAGGTCGACCTCGGCCGCGCGCGCGCGACCGAAGCCTACCTTGGGATCAGCGGGGATCGGTTCGGTGGAGACCTCGTACGGCATCCAGCGGCAGCGGTAGGTGGCCAGGCCCGTCTTCTTGTCCTTCTCCACCAGTTCCATGGACAGGACCTGGTAGCCCACCGAGACGGTCTTGATGTGACCTTCGCGGAGCATTGTTTCTTGCTCCTGGCCCAGTGGGATCGAGGAGAAGCTCGCCAGCCCTCGCAATCGTCCCCGCTTGCCGTCCAATTCGATGTCGGTCACCGAACCGAAGTGCTGCAGGCGCTGGTGGGACTTGATGAGTGGCAGGCCGTTCTTCGCGCGACTGAGGTCTACGTCACTGGGGGTATGCGACAAGACCTCGTCATATTCCTCCCAGGTATCCCAGGAGTAGCGGCGAACGGGAGCTTCGCTGGAGAAGGACACGGGGTACAGACGGACCTGGCCCTCAGCGTCATCAGCGCGGGCATCGACCTCTACTTCGAAGTCCCGGTACTGGATCCGCGGCACCTTCACGGTGCGCGTCGTGGTGGCCTCAGGCTTGTCCATGCCCGCAGTTGTGCCGCATCCAGAAAAGCCCGACCAATCTAAATGTCATTTAGATTGGTCGAAGCGCCTGGGCGGTGACACGGTCGTCGCATGGCACCGGAACCTGTGAACATCCCCGATCAGTTCGCCGCCGGCACGACCGTCCGCTACCGCAGACGGCTCGCCGAGTACCTTGCCTCTGCCGGCTGGACGCTCAGGCTGCACCTGGCGGGCGCCAGCGTGCTTGCCAAGACCGCGGCCACAGACGGCGACGACTTCGTGGTCACCATCGAAGCTCTTGATACCGCGGGCGATTTTGCGGCTGGCCTGTACAAGTGGGTCGAGCGGGTCACTGGCCCGGGCGGTGAGGTCTTTGAGGTCGGCCGCGGCACGATCACCGTGCTGGCGAACTTGGCTGACGCGACTGAGGGCAGCGAGCAGGAGTGGCTTGAGCGAGCAGTCGCCATGCTGCGCGCTCATATCGAGGGCCGCCTGCCCGCGGGGATGGAGAGCTACCAGATCGCGGGCCGAGTCGTAGCGAAGATGCCGATCAAGGAAGCGGTCGGCCTGCTGACTAGCCTCGAGTCCCGGCTGGCCAGTCTGCACCGCCCCGGTTTCACCCGGCCGGTCCTCGTGTCGTTCACCAAGCCCGGATTCGACCGATGAGGCGGCCGCTGCGCCAGCGTCTGGGTCGCGCGCTGCAACTCGCCTGGCGGGAGCTTCGCGGCCAGCGCGGAGTGTTCGACGGCGCAGGCGTTCACCGCCTGCTTCTGGACTGGATCGCCCAGACCCTGTCCGCTGACGAGGAGGTTCGCGGGGACATCCGTATGCTCAGGGCCCGCGCTCGTGAGCTCGGCCGCAACAACAGCTACGTGAAGCGCTACTTCCGCCTGTTGGTGACCAACGTCATCGGACCCATGGGGATCAAGCTGCAGGCCCAGGTCTGGATCGGCGAGGAGCCCGACACCAAGACCAATGCAGCGATCGAGGCGGCGTGGATTGCATGGGCCAATGCGCCGGTCACGGTCGATGGCAAGCTGACGCTGCGCCGCCTTGAAAAGCTGATCATCAAGACTGTGGCTTGTGATGGCGAGGCGTTCGTTCGCCTGTGGCGTGCGTTCGAGGGCAACGCCCATGGCCTTGCCCTACAGCCGATCGACGCGGACCTGCTCGACGAGGCGTTCAACCGCCCACGGCGCGCCTCAGAGAACGAGATCCGCATGGGCGTGGAAGTGGACGCCATCGGCCGGCCGGTCGGCTACTGGGTCTCGGGCCCCGGGACCGGCGATCTGATGCGGGAGCGGTATTTCGTCCCGGCTGGGGAGATGATCCACCTGTACGACCCCGAGCGCGTCAACCAAACCCGCGGCGTGACCTGGGTCCATTCGGTCATGGTCCCCGCGCACATGCTCAACGCCTACGAGGAGTCGGAGGCGGTAGCGGCCCGGATCGGCGCCTCGAAGATGGGTCTGTTCGAGAAGCGCGCCGATTCCCTCGCCGGTGACCTCTCGAGCGATCCGCGGCCTGCGACCATGGAAGCAAACCCGGGCACGTTCGAGATCGTCCCTGACGGCTACGAGTTCAAGGCCTGGGAGCCGGACCACCCCACAGCCCAATTCCCCGCGTTCATCAAGCAGATGCTGCGCAAGATCGCCTCGGGCTTCAGCGTCTTCTACAACGTGCTGGCCAACGACGCCGAGGGCGTCAGTTACTCCACCATGCGCAGCTTCGCGCTGGTCGAGCGGGACGATTGGCGATCCATCCAGCAGGACTTCATCGACATGTGGCGGCGGCCGCTCTACGCGGCCTGGCTCGGCATGGCGCTGCTATCGGGCAGCCTGAAGCTCTCCTCCCGCGATCCCTCCCGCTACATGTCCGTCCGGCATCGCCCCCGCGGGTGGCAGTGGATCGACCCCGAGAAGGAAGCCAAGGCCGCCGTGCTGTCTATCCAGAACGGCCTGGGGACGCGGACCGGGTTCCTGGCGGAGAAGGGCGAGGACATCGAGGACGTCTTCGCAGAGTTGGCGCGCGAGCAGGCACTGGCTAAGGAGTACGGCCTGTCGATCTCCGGGGAGCCGGTCGCGGCAGACGAGCCTGCGGAAGAGCAGCCCAAGGACTCCGAGGAACCGGAGGAAGAGAAGGACGAGGACCAGGCCGAAGGCGAGGATGAGGAATCCTCGACCGCGGCCACAGCCTGAGCAGAAAGGACCACCACGATGAGCGCTCTCTCGGACTACCTCGAGGCGAAGTACCTCGACATCGTCTACAACGGCGAGGCGTTCACGCCGCCCGCGGCGCTGTACATCGCGCTGTACACCACCGACCCGACCGACGCGGACACCGGGACCGAGGTGTCGGGGGGCGGGTACGCCCGCGCACAGGTCAACCCCAACGGAGGCGCAGCGCCGGCGTTCAGCCTCGCGGTCGCCGACGGCGTCGGGATGATGGTCACCAACGCCGATGACATCGAGTTCGCCGCGGCCACCGGCGCGTGGGGCACCGTGACCCACTTCGGCATGAAGGACGCGGCCACCGGCGGCAACCTCATGCACCACGGCGCTCTGGACGAGCCGCAGACGGTGAACTCGGGCGGCATCTTCCGCATCGCGGCTGGGAACCTGAAGCTCCGCATGGAATAGGGCCGAAGGAAGGCCCGCCCCATGCTGACCTCAGTCACCTTCGACTTC